AAAATGCATCTAACTACCACAAAGAAAAGAAAGCAGTAAGCAGAAATCATTTTCACAAAAGGTTTCTCTTCCAACCTATGCCCTGCTACTCCCGATCTTAGGGAGAGACACGAACCGTCCGTTCGTGTAGGTGCCTTGAGTCGCCGGCGTATGGTCGCGCGGGGACCAGGAACCTCCACGAAGGGAGGGCAAGCGTCCACCCGAGATCGGTAGAGGGGATGTGTCCACAGGGCGGGATGTCACTTGCCTACCTGGAGTGTAGGTTGGGGTAAAGCCACCCGAGAAGCCCGTGACTGGCTGGTTAGCGGTGTAGTACCGCGTCCCAGACCAATCCACGGCCCTCGTGGGCTGCTGCCCCAAGGCAAGGCGTGCGGCATCCGTCTTTGAAAAGCCTGCGGCCTGGAGCTGCGCCGTTTTGATATTGATGGCGTTCTCCTGGGCCTGCGCCTGGGCTTGCACCTGAGCGCCAAGCATTTCCAAGTCGTGCTTGAAAGAGTTGGTTTGGAGCTGCTGGTTGAATTGCTGCCCCATCAGAGTGAGATCCTTCTGGGCTTGAATTTGCGTTGCAAGCAGGGAAGAATTATAACCAAATTGCTGAGCTGCCAATTGTTTATTTGCCTGAAGGTTTTGAACATTTGAGATGGAATTGCCAATTATGCCCATCAGGCCACCTCCAATCGCTCCAAAAAGAGCACCAGCCATTATTGTTTGAGCATTCGGCCTGTTGCCAAACTTCCCACAGAGGCCAATTGGTAAAGGCGAGGAACCCAACTGACGACCTCAAAGATGCCATCGGTCGGGAAGGTGAGGGGTCCTGAGCCGGAATAAGACAAGGCGATGTAACCTTCGTTGTAGAGCTTGCACTCGAACAGCAGTTGCCCAGTCAGGGTGTTCCTGTATCTAAGGAGCAGGGCCTCGGACTGCACGGTGAACGCGTTAGACGCGAACCAGGAGACAAACTCCTGGGGGAGTGCACAGTCTATCGCCTCTGCTGCGGCGTCAGCGGTGTCGATCTGACGCATGTAGGTCCGGAACCTCAGGAGGACCTCGCCGGGGAGAAAGGGACCAATTGGGGGGGCAAGGGGAACCAGTAGCCCATCGTTGTATTCAGGGATGGTGTCCTGAAAACCGTAGATGGATCTTGGGACCGCACGAACCCTGCCATCCACCAAGTCAAGAGAGGCCGCAGCAGTGACGCTGGCGAACACCCTGCCCTGGTAGGGGGCCTGGTCCGCGTTGGTCGTTGGGCCAAGAATCATCTCAAAAGTGGTGACCTTGAGCTTGTCTCCAGTCTTGGTGGTCTCGGTCTGGACCTCGATCTCCAGTTGCCCAGAGAAATCGGGGTAACCGAGTGGTGCTGCCCTGTCACCGGGGACGTAGGCAGATCCATCCTGCTCAATCAGGGTGAATGTCGCCACCTCACCGGTGCCCGATTGGAACTCATAGGCAGCCTCCGCCGCAAAGCAGGACACCCATGAACCGGAGATTGGGGTGGTACCAAGCAGGGTCCCATCAACGTGCACCCTTCCATTCTGCCACTGGGGATTTGAGGGGAGGGATGGGTCCACCAAGAGACCATAGACCGGGGCAGGCCAACGTGCGTGCGTGCACAGCCGCGGCTGTATCACGGGCAAGTCGACCATCCGGTAGATGGTTCTCTCTATGGGGGGAGTTAGGTAGACAAAATTGAAATCAGCCGCCGGCTTAGAAAGAAGGCGGCCAGAGACCACAAAAGACTCATCACCCGGGCTGTTTGTGCGGAGTGGCGTGTACAGCATGCAAACCAGGCGCATAGATTCCTCTTGATCCTGGGTAGCATGCCAAAGGACTCGACGCACATCAAGAAGAGGGAGTTGAATGGGCTCCAGGGTGCGCACATCACACATGACATGTGGGAAGCATGTGATCTGGGCAGTAGTGAGTGACCCCTTGGGAAAATAGGGTGGTACAAGGGCAACAACCACCTTGCCAGCAGTAAAGGCATTGCCGGCGAGGACCAGCTGAACCTCCATGTTCCCAACCCAGCCGGTGTACATGGCTGAGAGGTGGGCAAGGTAGGGGTTAAGCCCTGGCCCGAGGGCCAAATCAAACAGTATTTCACCTGGGGTGTTTCGAGGCGAGATGGAAAACTCACCAAGGGGGCACTGGACAAAATTTTGGAAGATCCAGGGGTCAATTTGGTTAATTTGCCCGGCGGCGGGGGCGGCAAGAGCCGCGCCAGCCACGGGTTGAATGGGGACGGCCTGTTCAACGGCGGCAGGAACAAGATCCTGGCCGCTGGCCTCAGAGCCATTGGCTTTTGGCGCTGCGCCATCACTCATCCTCATTCACAAAGACTGCTGAGCGTTCCTGCGGGGTCTCAGCATCCATTGTTCCAAAGCGCACCCAGCGCAGAACAGATCGGTGGCGTGGGACTACCATTTCTATCCCACTTTGGGCGGCCTCCTTGGAGACACGGGAAGCCACAGTCCTGTAATACTTTTCACCATGCATGGCAGCCTCACCGAGCAGGGCCATTAGTTGGGAGGGTCTCTGAGCATGTCCAGGGAGAGTCTCAAAGGGGTTCTGGTGGTTAGGTCCTTTAGTCCAGAGGAGCTGGCGGTCGATGCTGGCACGATCAAGACGACCGTACCACCCAAACTGGTCACCAACTATCGCACGGCGCAGGAAGGAGATGCCCTGCAGCGTCTGGCGACGCTCCAGAGGTCCCTCCTCCTTGTCCGCGCGAGTCGGGAGGAGACCGTACCGCCTCAAAGCCATGGTGTACTTAACCATATCCAACTCGAGGTTGGTCGAAACCACCTCGTCATCACCATAGAAGGAGAACTCAGATTCTTGCATCACAATGTCAGGGTCAACTCGGGTTACCTCAACCATTGCACAAAGGGTCAAAATCCAGTGAGCCAAACTATTCAGCTGTGTGGTGCAAGGGCAGCCGGATGGGAGCCCCTCCTCGACAACGATCTTATAGTCGCCGACGTCCAACAGCGAGGGGGCCAGGAGATCATCCATGACAACCCGAGCCAAGTCTGGCTCAGGGGAGAGGCGCACCATGATGTCGCCAGCGCGCTTTAGGATGGCTCTCTGTTGGGTGGAGTCCCACCTGGTATAGTCAGCATCCATGTGGTACCTGAAATTGGCGTGTCTTGCGAAGATGAAGGGGCCATCTTCGTTCATCGACATGCCCACTCTGATGGGGTTGAAAATGCAGGTTTCTTTCAGAGCATCACAGAAAGGGCCAAAAGCACGGGCAGCGCGAATCATGGTGCCAAGGTCAGAGCCCCAGAGAAGCCTCTTCTTTATCTTCCCGTAGATCTTGTCTGGCTTAACCAGTTCATCCTTGAGGGCAGCTGTATAAATGGGTCGCATGGATTTACCCATCTCATACATGTTGTTGGCGTGGGTGGCCTGGTCACCAAGATCGCCAATAAAAGCGCTCCCCGTCCAGTCCTTGCTCTTCTGCTTGTGATAGGGATACCCACTACTGGTGTTCTTGTCCAAGCTCTCACAAGCCTTCTTAAATGTCCAGGGCTTCTGTGGTTCAAGGGTGTTCTCAAGGCGGTTCTCAATGGCGTCGCAGACTGCATCAAGGATTTCTTGAGGGGGAAGCAGACCGCGTGGTTCTGAATAGGGCTTAAGCTGATCTCGCATGACCTGCTGAAGGGAAGGACCGTCCACCCTCTCATCTTTAGAGCCGAGATAGGCTGGCTCCCAAGCCCCAGGGGGAAGCTTCTCTGGCGAGGTACGCCAGAACATGGTCTTGGTGCTCAAGGGGGGAGCGTCGCCGTAATCGGCGATGGGGAGGCCTGCATAGGTGCCTGAGGGGCGGGGAAGCATGGGGGGTCCCTGGAACTCCAGAGCCTCAAGTGTGGGTTCTCCGTGAGTGGCGGCAATGACTGTGTTACCAGACCTAGTGGCCGCCACGTGCACCCCAATCACAACCCAGGTGTTACCCTTCTTATAAACATAGGGACAGCCACAGTCGCCCGGGATGGTCCCGAGGTCCTGGGCCTTGGCATTAGAGCCAGTCAGGAGCATGCCAGTTTGCCCATGCACAACGGCACTACCAATCTTGATGGCGGCCTGTGAACCCATCCTGACAGCCAGGGCAAGCATCTCGCCGGAGGCTCTCTTGACAAGGACCGAGGCGACGACGCCCTCCTGGCACCCATTCTCCAGGACCATGGCGGGAATGTCAGGCCTGACGGCGCTGGTGAAGTAGTACTTCAAGAAGTCCCCGCTGGAAGTGACAGTGAAGTCCCCGGGCTTGCGCCCAAAGATCTCCGTGCCCTTGGGGGGCGCCACATGCTTGGCGGTGATGAAGACGTGGCCGCTCACCCAAAAGCCCCACCCCGTGCCGAACTGCACAACACGGGACCAGATGGAGACTGGGGCCTCAAAGTTGATCTTCTCGCCGTAGTCGACCTGGCGGTCATCGTCAGCCCAGGAGGGGCCAACCACATTCCAGTCGATCGGCTTGCGGGCGCGGATGTCGCCACCAGAAACCAGGCCCAGTTTGGCTCTCTCTGCCTTGCGGGAACGGCGGGTGGCCTTCAACCCGAAGCCATCCCCGAAGATAGCCTCCTCCTCGTCCCGCTCCAGGAGTTCTTCTTCTCGCTCGCGGTCAGCGAGGTAATCATCAATGGAGTACTTGCCGCCCCTAGACTCGCGGCGCTTCTTGAATTCATCGTACTCCTCATCCGTGAGCCCACGGGTTCTGAAGACTCCGGGTCGCCCCCGGCCCTTCTTGTTCTTGCCCTTCTTTCCCTCAGAGTGGTACCACCCATCATCGTCATCCTCAAAGATGTCAAAGGATCCAGGTCCGTCACGGTAGGTGTATCCACGATCCCAATAAAAGGATGGTCTAGACCTCTTCTCAATCTGGTGGTAAATAGAGAAGGCCGTGCCGGCCGCCTGCAGAATGGACGTGATGACGTCAGCAGCCATCCTACAGTAGCAGCGGAGGCGGGCCTCCTTTATCCTTCTGACACAGTTGACAAGTGTTTTGGGCAATTCAGGCTCCTTGACCTTTTCAACCATTGGGGCACCCTTGATGCAGCTCACATTATAGGTGGCACCATTGTAGATCACCTGACAGGGAGCCACCTCATAATCCTTAAGTAAATGCATGGCCTCCTCTACACAGGTGCACCCCATTGCTTTGCACCCAATAGCTGCCATTTTGTACCATGGAATGCCGGCGTCAGCCGCCATGGCTTTGAAGGCGGTGATCTTGCCGGCATCAAAGTCATAGACCTTGTTCTGGAGGCCGAAATCATCATGGCGCTCATGGACAAGAGCAACCGCTCTCGCGCAAAGAGCAGTGGCGCCAATGATCTTGGTGACGCCCTTACCGTAGGGGGTGTTTCCCTGACGGTCAAAGCCGCCCTGCGGTGCCAAGATGAAATTGATGTGGCTGTAATCGGGCCTCATGGCAGCTTTCACTGCATTCACATCGCCAGGGGCTCTGGCCCGAGCATCATCAACAACAGGGCTCTCAGCATAAACCAGGAAATCTATGCGGCGGCAGACCGCCTCCAGGTTGACATAGTCCAGGGGCACGGGGGTTTGTTGATTTGTGGTGATGATAATGACCTGAGAGTCAAACATCTTTCCCTTGTTCTCAATCCTGTCACAATTGAGTGTCACTGGGCACGTGTCGGCAAGCATCTGAAGCCTCAGTGCATCCTTCACCACGTTGTCCATGCCGAAATCATCCCAGAGAACCACTCTGGCTCCCTTGTAAGCATCCCAGTGGTCGACATCAGCGCGTGGTATGATGCCAACAGAGGTCTCATCACCCAGGGACGCAGCAATCCTCTTGGCCAGGTTTTGGCAAAAGCAGGTTTTCCCGATCCCGGGCCTGCCTGAGACCATGATCACCACAGGGCGGACTCGGGAGGTCTGTTCAGCGCGAGCTTTCTCAAAGGCCGCGCGGGCCATGCTGATCCTGGCCAGCAGAGCGTTGGTGGTTCCAGTGGTGGCCGAGTTGCCGCACTTAGCTGCGATCTTGCGGACTTCCTGCTCCTCCTCATCAAGGGACCTTAGGAATTCAGCCCCTGCGTTGCGATCCCGCAACATGGCCGTGAGTTGGTTCTCCAGTTGACACTCATTCTTAATGATGGCCTGCTCCATGTTGGATAAGAGGGCTGGCACTGGGTCCTCAGAGGGCCAGATCCAGGCCATAATTTGCTTGAAGACCTCTATGGCGAACTTGCCCATCTCTTGGGCGGCCTTGAGAGCCGAGTTGGTGGAAGCGAGCTTGCGCCCGATGGTCTCAGAGGTGAGGCCAAAAGCCATCCCGATCCCGCCCAACAGGGTGGGCACCACGTCAAGAGCAAGGTCGAAGGGCCCTTCGGCCTGCCATTCCCCGAAGATAGAGATCATCCAGTTGGTCACATCAGGGGGGGTCCAAAAGATGTCAAAGAGCTCAGCAAGCAAGATCAGGGCATTGACAATGCCCGAAAAGGTCCAATCACAGCTCAGCACGATGTTGAGAATGTTGAGCGGCTTAACTGAGGCCAGTAGGTTCTTAATTGGCCGGCCAATCACTGCCGACAAGGCCACCAGGATGCCATCCGAGACCATCCTGAGCTTGGATGGAATGAAGGGCTCCTGGGGGTCGACGTTCCAGTCCTGGACGGGGCTGTAGAAGGGCAGATCTCTAGAGATCTTCGCCCTCTTCAGCCAGGTGTCCTTGATGCCAACAATCCAGCAGCAGACCTGATAACAGTTGACGGTGGTGGCCACGTAGGGGACAGTCATGCCCACGCACTTCCTCAACTCAGCCGAGTCAAGGGGATGGCGGGGCTCCCAGACAGGCCGCCACCAGAGGTGTAGCTTCTCCACATCAATCGTTGCCTGGCAGACCGCAGCACTGGGGTTGTTGACCCCCATCACAAGGCCGCCACCGATGTAGACAGAGTAATGGTAAAACTTGTGATCATCCTGCTCCAAGATAGAGCCGATCACAGGCTCCTTGGCATCCATAGCGTCCTCCGCATGGGAGGGCGCGTCAGGCCTATCCTCCTTAGGCCGCAGATGGGGGTAACGGCGGAAGATAGCCTTATCAGACATGTCCAGCCGTAGCCACGGATCAGACTTCTTCCTCTCCTCCCACTCATTGAAGATCAGCACGCGTGCATCACTACGCGTCACGGGGAGCCCGGCAAGCGGCCCTTCCGCATGAAGGGCCGCAAGGGCGCCGGGCTGAGCTTCCTGCTCAGGAGGGGTCATGTAATTAATTTCGTCTTCGCTCTCCGAAGAGAGGGGGCTAGGTGCTCCAAAGGAGACACTAGCTTTAGACGAAGCCTTCTTGTTTTTGCGTTTCTCTGTGTTGCGCACAGAGGGCGCAGAAGATGGCGTTGCCATCCTCATTTCAC